GAAAGACGCGCCTCAGATGACGTATCCGAAGGCGCGGCGCTGATGCCGCTAACGAAGAAAGGCGCTGAAATTAAGTCTGCCATGACCAAGGAATATGGCGAGAAGAAAGGCACAAGCGTCTTCTACGCCAGCAAGAATTCCGGTACGATCAAGGGCGTCGATAAGGCGAAACGGAAAGGCAAGAAGTAGTCTTGTCCTCAACTCTCGACAGTGACGACACGATCCAATCCGTTGGCGGCCGCAAATACCAGGACGTGGTGAACCGCGCGCACCGCCGCTGGCGCAAGTGCCACCAATGGGAACAATCCGCGCGCACGCATTGGCTTGAAGACCTACGTTTCGCTAACGGTGACGCTTACAACAATTGGCAATGGCCCGCTGAAGTCTTTCGCGACCGTGGCGCTCGTCCCTCCCTGACCGTGAACGAAACGCGCGTTCGCAACCTGCACATCATCAACGACGCCAAGCAGAACAAGTCCTCCGTCAAATACCGCCCCACGGGCAGCGGTGCCACTCAGGCTGCCGCCGAGGTCTATGAGGGCATGTATCGATCCATCGCCAACGTCAGCAACGCGCAGATGGCGCAAGGTATGGCGATTGAGTATCAGGTGGATGCGGGCCTTGGCTTTACGATTATCGAGGCGCGCTATCTTAGTCCAGACCCGAAACCTGGTCCGGAAGCGATGAACCAGGGAATTACCATCTCATCGTGCAAAAACCCGATGGGCGTGATGCTGGATTGCGATTGCGAGGAGCCTGACGGAACCGGCGCTCGTTACGGCTTCGTGTTCTCAGATCGTCCCAAGGACGAAGTGATCGAGGAACGCCCGGAACTGGAGAGCCGCCTGACGGTCGCGAACTCCGTTGATGGCAACGACGCCGGTTGGATACGCGACGATCATGTGCGCGAGTGTCGATATTACGAGGTAGAAGAGGAGAAAGACGAACTCGTTTGCGACGATGAGGGGGTGACGGCCTACCGTTCCGATGTGCCGGCGAAGCTGTTTCGCCAGTGGGAAGACGACGCGGAGGCAGAGGGCAAGAAGCTACGGCGCCGGGACGTGATCCGTAAGAAGGTCAAGTGCTACCTTATCATCGGCAACGACGTGGTTGGCGAGCCGGATGATCTGCCGGGAACGTGCGTGCCAATCATCCCGTGGAATGGCCGCATCACGCTGATCGACAAGCGGTTGGACCGTGTGTCACATACGCGCGGCATGATCGATGCGCAGCGGATGTTGAATTACAACTGGTCCGCTTCAATTGAATACGGTGCGCTTCAGAGCAAGTCGCCGTGGCTTTCGCCAGTCGCCGCGATTGGCGATTACATGACGTATTATTCCACGTCGAACGTGGTCAACCATGGCGTCATTCCGTGGGTGCATCGTGACGAGGAAGGGCGGGAAATCCCGGCGCCGACCAAGATGCAGCCGCCGACCGCCGCGCCGGTTTACATGGAGGGCGTGCAACTCGCGCAGCAGTTCATGCAGAGTGCCAGTGGCCAATACGAGGCCACGATGGGGCAACCGGGCAATGAGCGAAGCGGCAAAGCGATTAACGAACGTCAGCGCCAGGGCGACCGTGCCACCTACCACTTCATCGACAACCAGGCGCTCGCCATCCGCCGCCAGGGCACGATCATCAAGGAGTGGATACCGATTATTTACGATACGGTTCGCGTCGCCAAGATCATCAACGCCAAGGACGAAGAGGAAGAGGTCCAGATCGATCCGAACTCGCAAGAGGCGCACCGCGAGAAGCGTATCGGCGATGCGATCCAACGCATTTTCAACCCGAATATCGGCAATTATGAGGTCGTGTCGGACGTTGGGCCGGACTACGCCACGCAACGACAGGAGGCGTTCAACGCCATCGTGCAGATCCTGACGCAGGCGCCGGACCTCATCAACAAGATTGGCGATTTGCTGTTCAAGGTCGCTGACTTCCCGCTCGCGGATGAAATGGCCGAGCGGCTGAAGCCGGGCCTCGATCCGCAGGCGCAGGCTGCGATGACGCAGCTACAGACGGCGCTCACGGCCGCGCAGGCCAAGGGCATGAATACCGAGAAGCTACTCGCTGAGGCGATGCAGGCGCTGACCGAGGAACGGCTCAAGGTCAAGGCGAAGGACAGCGACAACACGATTGACGCCTTTGACGCGGACACCAAGCGCCTCGCGGTGGTCAAGGACATGATCCCGATGGAGCCGGACGCCATGCGGCTGCTGGTCATGCAGACGGTCAAGCAGGCGTTGCAAGACAATCTCGGCCCGATCGTGGCGAGCCTACGCGGCGGCCTGGAACAATCCACGAGCGCGGCCGGCCCGCCGGGTGCTACAGGTGCGTTGCCGGTGCGCGTGCCCGATGTGGGCCAGCAGGCGGCGCAGCCAGGGGGTATGTGATGGGCGAGCAGATGGCGTTGATGCCGATCCCGACCGATGCCGAGTGCGTTCTGTTGGCACGGTTGTCGGATGCTCGCGCCGAGATCGCGGTGTTGCGTGTGCAATTAGCCGCGTCGTGGGAGCGTGAGAAGGCGATGGACGCGACGAACCGAGACCTGCGGCGGGAGTTGCTGGAGGCGCACGACATCGCTGGCCGGGCGGAGGGTGCGGCCGAGGTCGAGGCCCAAGAACTGATCCAACGGCATTGGACATGCGCTCCCGACACTGACAGACGGATGATGGGACGATGACCCTGAAATCTCCCCACATCGGCCGCCGCACCGCTGAACCGTCTCGCCTGTCCGGCGCCGCTACCGGCCTGAACGCGCACCGCATGGTCGCCGAGGTCGCGGTTAGTATGGCGGAGGCGTATTTCGAGACGTTCGCCGCCGATAACGCCTTTTACCGGGGAATTCGGGCGCAGGGGCAGATCACCGAGAAGGCGGCGCGGCTCGTGTTCGTGGAGCGCGTGGCGCCTCGGTTGCTTGAGGATGCGCGCCGGGCGCTGACGGACTGTCTCACGTTGGGCGACGACGTGATGCCGCGCAAGCAAAAGGACGAAATCGCGGCGGCGCTGATCCTGGACACGGATTTGCGGGCCAATCGGTTCGTGGCGGAAGAGAACGCGACCATTCCGAGCGTGTTGCATTGAGCGGTGGCGCGGCGGCGGGACTGCAAACCCCATCCGGCGGGGATCAGCCGTGACGACTGAACCGAGGACGAAATGAGCGAAACCACGCAAGAACCGCCGACCGAATCCGCCCCTGTTGCTGACCCGGCGGCCGTTGTCACGCCAGAGACGACAGAAGAGGTAACGCAACAGGCGGCGGAGCCTGCCGCTGAACCGGAACCCGAGCAACCGAAGCCACGCCGCGCCGATCGCCACGTCGCCAACCTGACCGCGCGCCTTGCCGCGAAGGAGCAGGAGGTCTTGGAGGCTGAACGCCGCGCGCAAGCCGCCGAGGCCATGCTACAGGCCGGACGCGAGGGCACCGGCTCCGACACGCCGCGCCAGCCCGCGACTCTGCCCACGGACATCGAGGCCCGCGCGGACGCCATCGCGGCGCAGCGCGAGTTCAACCGCCGTCTGTCGGACATCGACGCCGCCGGCAAGAAGGAAGCGGGCACGGAAACGTGGGAGGGCGCCAAGGCGATCCTGACCGGGCTAGGTGCCACGAAGAATCAGGCGTTCCTCGAAGCGCTGGCCGAAACCTCGAACCCGACCAAAATCTTCGCCGCGCTCGCGGACGATAGCGACGAAGTGATGGCGCTGCTCCGCAAATCACCGGCCGCGATGGCCGCGCACCTGGGAAGGCTTGACGCCAAAATGGAAACCACCACTGCGCCACGCGCCAGTTCCGCGCCAAAGCCGCCCGCGCCGTTGCGGACGCCCGCGGTGGCGCCAGATACCGAAGAACTGTTCTTCGATCCGAAAACGTCCATCAAGGAATGGGCCAAGTTGTATGACGCGCGGATGCCGAAGTCGCTTGGTGGGCGGCGTTGACCATGGAGAAATGGTCATCGTTGTTGTCTCTTCGGAAACCTACGGTGGCGTTGTCCCCTGACATGGTGGCACGGGTGGTCGCGCTCGAAATCTGGCGTCGAATTGATGAAACCACATCGCCGTTCCACGGGACTGGTAGCGTCAGATTTGAGGACGAGGACCGCGTGAAATCAGTTGACGACTTCCTGTCTGAGAATGTGCGCCCTGTCGCCTTCGCCATGTTCGGACAGGCCATGAACGGTCCAGGCGATCCGTTGGGTCATCTGGAAGCCGATGGCGCGTCATCTATCCAAGAACTTGATGACGTGACGGTGCGTTTCGTGGTGGCGCATTTCGCCAGCGCAGTGCAGACGCGGCTGGACGTGCGTTACTCGCCTTAACCTTTAACCCGCGTTCGCCGGATAGCGAGCCAGATCGGGACTGTAACCCTGACGACGTGCATAGGCTCGCGGCGTGATGACTATAAGACCGATTTTCCGCCACGGCTGTATTTGGACCGCGTAAGTCAAGAACCTTAAATGGTGAGACAAGCGGCCATATCCGAAATACAGTTGAAGGAATATCGCTGTGGCCGATAAGTTGCTCACAATCGACATGATTACCAGAATCGCCGTAAGGCTTTGGAAAAACACGAATGCGTTCATGAGGAACATCAACACGCAGTACGATGACCAATACGCGCGTACCGGCGCCAAGATCGGCACCGCGCTGCGCATTCGCCTACCGGTCGATTACACGGTTGGCACCGGGCAGTCCGTGTCGTTCCAGGATACCGTCGAGAACTTCACCACGCTGACGATGGCGACGCAGAACAACGTCGGCATGTCGTTTCCGCAGATCGAACTCACGTTGCAGGTCGATGACTTCGCCGAGCGTTACATCGCGCCGGCCGTCAACAACCTCGCCGGCAAGGTCGCCGTGGGGATCATGGCGGGCGCCGAGGGCGGCGTGTGCAACTATGTGGACAACCAGGCGGCTGGCGCCATCATCAGCCCGTCGATCACTACGATCCTGACCGCGAATGCCATCCTGGACACGCAGTCGGCGCCGATGATGAACCACCGCCTCGTGGTCAATCCGTTCACCGACAGCCGCATCGCCGGGGCGCTGTCCGGGCTGTTCAATCCATCGACGGAGATCAGTGAGCAATACCGCAGCGGCAACGTCAAGAACGCGCTCGGCTTCGATTGGCTCAAGGACCAGACGGTGTTGATGCACACCGCCGGGACGTTCACCGCGGGCACCGTCAACGGCGGCAGCCAGACTGGCACCACGATCACGACGAACGCGATCACCGGGACGCTCAAGAAAGGCGATATCATCACATTTGCGCTGGTCAACGGCGTGAACCGGATCGAGAAGCAGTCATACGGGCAACTGCGCCAGTTCGTCGTGCTCGCGGACGTGGCGACCGCCGGAACATCGATCAGCATCTATCCCCCGCTGATCCCGTCGAGCGGCGGCAACGACGTGCAGTATCAGACGGTGGACGTGTCGCCCGCGAACACGGCGGCGATTACGTTGGTGTCGCCGGCGAGTGCGGTTTACCGGAAGAACTTAGCCTTCGTTCCGGATGCGATAACAATGGCGACGGCCGATTTGGAAATCCCGCCGAACGTGGAAAGCGCACGGCACGAACTGGATGGCGTGTCGATGCTGATGGTTCGGCAGTATATCATCGGGACCGGTGTAACCGGAACTCGCCTCGACGTAGTTTGGGGTGTATTGTTCGTTAGGCCCGAATGGATGGTAGTAATACCAGACATTGTCTAGGCCATACGCTTGACTAGTCCCTATATCTCCCATATTCTCCTGCCGTGTCAAGGAGAAAATGGGAATGATCGATCTTACCGGGCAGAAATTCGGAAGGTGGCTCGTAAGGAGCAGGGACGAAACAACATCTCGACCCACGGTGTGGTATTGCGTTTGCGAGTGCGGAACAGAGAGGCGCGTCATAGGTCGGTCATTGCGAAATGGTCGATCCAAGAGTTGCGGATGTTGGCTCTCGGAAGAGAATGTGAGGCGCTTCACCACGCATGGGATGCACAAGCATCCGGCCTATCTTTCGTGGCGTGCGATGCTGTGCAGGTGCAATCTGCCGACCGATCCTGGCTATCCGGAATATGGCGGCAGAGGCATCACGGTTTGCGAACAATGGAAGGACTACACGCAATTCTGGCACGACATGGGACCGACCTGGGAGAAGGGATTGTCCATTGATCGAATGGAAGTCAACGGCAATTACGAGCCGAACAACTGCCGCTGGGCGACGGCCAAGCAGCAGGCGAACAATCGGCGGGACAATCAGATCATTCCGACGATCCACGGCCCAATGACAGTCAGCCAAGCATCCCAATACTTCGGGATAAACCGAAGCACGATCATGCGCCGCATGCGTGATGGATGGGACCGGAACCGATTACTCGAACCCGCGCAATTCCATCCGCGCTGGCACAACCAACAGGAGACCACATGAGCGGCCACATTCAACGCGCGCAGCAGCAGTTCCTTTTGATGGGCGGGGCCTACCAGTTCGGCCTCGCCAAGTTGCAGGAGGACGGAGTTCTGTCCGCCGACTACGTTTACCACGAGTATCCGAAGGTCATCCGGCTGTCGCGCGGCACCAAGGAGTTCGAACGTGCCACGGAGACGTGCGACAAGCGGACGATCACCTGGAAGGAGACGAAGGAGGTCTTCGAGGACATCCTGGTAAACTCCGAGGACGAGGAGGAGCGCGTTCTGTCCGGCGGGAAGACATCGACCCAGATGGAGGAAGACCGCCAGGGCCTGATCCAGCGGTGCCGCACCATGGGCATCGCGGCCGATCCGTCCTGGTCCGCGGTTCGGTTGCGGCGGGAACTCGGCGACGCGCTTGATGCGCCGGCACCGGGCGACAACATGGCGAAGCTGGAGGCCGAACTCGCGAACCTCCGCAAGATGGCCGCGATGCAAGCGGAGATCGAGGCGTTGCGGGCGCAGCTTGGCGGACAGCGTGGCGCGGTCCTGGATGCTCCACGTGAAGCGGAGGAGATCGAGGAACTCCGCGCGCAACTGACCGCGCTCGGGGTGCCGTTCCATCACAGGCATGGCGCGGAACGTCTCCGTGACCTGCTGGAAGCCGCGACGGCACCGGAGGGCGTGCGATGAGCGATCACGTCATGACGCCGCTGGAAATCCTGGAACAAGGCCACAAGGAGGCCGAGGCCGCGCTGGCGGCGCTTAAGGAGCAGTGGAAGGCAGACGACGCGGCATTGAAGGCCGAACGCGCCGCCATCCTAGAAGCGCACGCGCAGGGTGCGAGGGACCGCGACGCGGTGCGTAAGCAGATGGGCGGCGCGTCGCTGATCGAGGCGGAGAAGGCAGCCGAGGCAGCCAGGAAGGCGGCGGCGGATGCCGCGGCGGAACGCACA